CGGAGTACGCTCAAGAGGCTGAATATCTGTAGGCTCATCTACTTCGAGCACACGACCCGGATGGATACGGAGACTCTGAGTAGGTATGCTCTTGCCGCGCTTACGGAGATAAACCCCCGCAAGAGCAAGGGCCGTTGAATCCAACCAAGTGTTGACGATGCCCTGCTGAAGCCTTTGTTCTGATCCGATGGTACGCGCTAAACCAAGACCATAGAACGCACCGGGCACATCCCACCAGTTGACAGAAAGGAAAGGAATAGCTCTATAAGGATTAGGACCGTTACAGATTACTTTCTTCTGCTGTACAACAATAATAACTTTTTCGTTATCCCACCGTTCGAGAATTTCCAGCGGCTTCTCGAAAGGGTCTTCCGTAGCTGTCATCCAACGGGGGTTAGCCCGCATATCCCAAACAGCATTAAGCCCAGTTTGTTCGTCTAGAGCCGGAATCGCTTCCTCAGCGGGTGGCATAAACCAACTCATAACTTCATCGCGGCTAGGGATTGTGTATCCGGGACGATCACGTAGTTTCTCTAGATCGTTATAAGTCATGTACATCCGGTGGATGACATACTTAGCTTCACGGATATCCGGAGTGCGGAGAGTTGGGTCCACGAGAATATCTTTGATGCTGGTGATATTCTCAAAACGAGGACGCTCGATTTGAAAATCTTCTGTCTTCTCTTCTAACGGGCTGTCCGGATTATGATAGGTAATATCCGGTTGACCGGGAACTTGAGACGGTATTACAGTTTTTTCGTCCTTACGTGCGTAGTACGTATCCGTTCGATTAAAACTGTCCCATCCCCATTTCCAGATATTGGTTCCAAAGAGAAGGGCGTTGATTACTCCTCGCCTGCACTCTTCCTTGAAATTAATATCATGCAGTTGAAACTCGATTATATCAGAGATGGCTTCGACTGTATTGACTCTGGTACCCGGACGAGGCTGGAAGATGAACGGCGGATCGTCATAAAACAGACCATTAATGATCTGAGGGGTAAGAGAGTTAACTGCTTTGGCTACAGTATAGAACGGTATGTTGGCCCTCTCTACCTGAGTCCCTTCCCAGTACTTGGGAACCGTGGTACTCTGATAGATAATGGAGGCCGAATTCCAGCCAGCGATCCACTGCTTAGCAGCCTTCGCTGTTTCTGCTGTCTGCGCGTCTCTGACTACGAGAGTTAGCGCAGGGTCTTCGGCCCACTTACCTGTCCGGAGAATTTGCGCAATTACTTCCTCTGAAAGGATTGTCGCGTTGTCATTACCCGGATTATCTATTTGTGCCATTTATTATCTTGGTGGAGGATGAAGGAATCGAACCTCCGGTGTTTACCGCTAGGGTCACAGTTTTACAGACTGCTGCTGTCGCCGCTGAGCCAATCCTCCCGGATTAGCCACTATACGGACGACCACCATGCCAGCAAGAATTCTGGCCGGAATTAAGGTCTACAGACTCGCTGTTCGCCTGTTTAGAGCCTGCCTCTGCGCTGGACGTACTACCGTTTGATTCGTCGGTCTTTCCGAATACAGCGGGACCAGCAATACCGGTGCCCTGAGAAGCGTTGTTGAAAATCTGTTCCTGAGAAAGCTTTAGAATCTGACCTTTACCTGCACCCTCAGTCTGGGCGTTATCCATTGACGGAGCAACGTAGTCGCGGGGGTGAGTCATGTTTTCGGGTGCTTTTACGATATCGCCCATATTTAAACCTCTTGTTTTTGTTTTGCTACTTCTTCTTGCTGTCTCTTCAGTTCTCTCTGATACGGAGGAGAGTCTTTAGACAGTTCGTAAAATTTATCATCTGCGTTATTGTAATGAGCGCAGAGCACAGAACCGTGTGCATATATTTTGAATCCAGCTTCTTTCACCTTATTACAGAAGTAAACATCTTCGCTTACTCCCTTAAGCTGAATATCGTCCCCTACCTTCTCGTATTCCTGAGTAAACTGGAAGTAGGGCTTCTCTAGATATTTAAAGACTTCGGTGTTGATCAACATACACCCAGCCCCGCACATATCTACTTCGAACTCTTGGTTTACGTCCCAATCCAGATAGCTTCCGGGATATCCGTCTTTAAAGATTACGGGGTCCGCAGACATATTCTTGTTAACGTAAATACCGCTTGCTACCATAGCGTCGGGCCTAGTCTGAAGGATGCTACCCAGAGCTAGTACTGAGAACTTAGGACATATAACATCATCGTCCAAGAAGAACAAGTACTTTGCTCCCTGCTCTAGAGCCGTATCGACAATCGCATTTCGCGCTACATCGATTGGCTGTTTCTCCACCATTATCAATGACTTCTGGGTGTGGAGAGGGAAATCTAGGATATAAAATCCTGTAGCCCATCTAGGGTGGATCAGCCTTCCACCGAACGGAAGACCTATTGCAATATCTGTTTTAGCCATAATCAACCTCTGGTCTGATTATCCTATGAGTCCATGTCCTAGCAGATTGTCTAGACCCTCGTTATCCGCGTAAGGTCTAGGGTCTGAAAAACTTGTCTCGTCTATCGGAATCTCGTACTGTATTTCAGCAGGGTCCACATAAGGTCTATGCTGACTTTGCCAGTTCTCGTTGAAGATCATGTCCCACTGAGACCGGGCACGTTGAAATTCCATCATTGCTTTTCGATCCATTTCCAGCTTCTTAGCCTCTTCAGGAGTAGCGGGAGGGATCGGTAAGAACTGTGTCTGGAAACTGATACAATCCGGGATGTCGTTCTTAGAGCCTTTACTTACTGGTCGGATGAATTGTTCAATAAGTTTCTCTCTGTCTGGGAGAGTACTCGCAAATTTAATTCTTCCGTAAAGGACCAGTGGGTACAGGGAGGAAATTCTATTTTTCTTGGCGTCTTTGCTGGTATCAACAGGTCGCCAGTAGATTCGTCTGACCAGTTGCTTGACATACGCATCATCGGTTTTATCCGCTTCCGCTTCGATGGTAGGCTGAATCATTCTGATTCCTACCGCATCTTCTAGACTAATTATATCCGGATGGTGTTTTACAGCAAAGGTTACAATCGCGTTGGCTATTGCTACCGGGTTAGGGAAGTTCGAGGCCACCAAATCTACAATGTAACCTGTTCCCTTTGCGTCCCAGAGACAAGCAGTTCCAACGCACATATCGTTGTCTCGCTTGCCCTTGCCGCCATTCAAGTCCCACGTATGGGTTATTCTTCCATAAAGTGGAAGGTCCATCCAGTTGACAGTGTTCTTGAGGATTAATTCCCTCGTAAACATCTGCGCAGTGGGAGGGAGGACATTCTGACGCATCTGCGTTTCGAAAGCCTCTGGACCGTCTTCATATCCTACTAAAAGGTGATCGTAGGTAAGAACTTTCGGCATCAACAAGTGTACGCCGTTCGGTCCTGCCTTTCTAAACCATAGCTCTTTAGAAAGGTTGTACTTGACTAATTCCATTTCGGCATCGGGCTTGATGGTCATCGCCGCGCCGATTAGAATCTCAACACCTTTACCGATGTTGGAAATTTTCTTTTCGCTGATTGAGAACTCGTCTGTGTGGAATTCTCCCATCTCAGCTTTGCGTATGATGTCGCCGTAGAGGTCGGCTTCGTGGTATCGCGTCCCGAGGAGGTTGGTATAACCGAACGTCCGAAGAATTTTTCTAGTAATGTGATACCGCTTCATTACGCTTACGCAGATTTCATCGGTTCCTGAGTTTCTAGTTTCGACTGCGTCGTCGCAATGGAAGACTTCGAAGTGGAATCCGCTGACAGCCGAGGTGAGACCCCTCGACATGATCGTAGTTTCCCTACGCTTGATCTGCATTCTGGCCCATGCGGGGCTGTTGTAGCTACCCGAAGGACCTAAATCTTTCTCTAATAGGCAGTGTTCCGGCCAGAAAAGGTTCATCAAAGTGGGTGTTTCCTCTTTGATAATGAAGAAACCTCTGGCTTCATCCACGATAGCAGCGGCTAGATCATCTGCCGCACTAAGCACCAAGATACGTATTTTAGGGTCTAACAGTACCCATTGTATCACATCAAAGA